CAAAAGTAGATATCAATAAAATTCCTGATTTTGATGTATTGTGCGCTGGGTTTCCTTGTCAGAGTTTTTCAAATTCTGGCAAAAAGAAAGGATTAGAGGATGAGAGAGGAAAATTATTTGAATACATTATAAAAATAGCAACAGTTAAGAAACCATCATTTATGTTTTTAGAAAATGTAAAGCATATAAAAAAAATAGATGATGGCAAAATATATAAATATATCTTAAAAAAAATAAATGATAATGGATATTTTATTGATGATAATAATGTTTTTGAATTAAGTCCTCATAATTTTGGAATTCCACAACAAAGAGAGAGAGTAATTTTTGTGTGTATTAGAAATGATATTTATAATGCTAATAAAAAATTAATTATAGAAACGCCAAATAAAAAAATAAAATTTGATAACATTTTTGAGACAGACGAGAATATAAAATTAAAATACAAAATAAGTAGCAAAGAAGAAGAAATATTAAATATTTGGGATGAAATGATAAAAAATATTGAAATTGGTGAAACATTAAGTCCTGTAATTTTATGTAATGAATTTAAAAATAACTATACGAAAGAAGAATTTAGCAAATTACAAAAATGGAAACAGGACTATATTACACGTAATAAACCAATTTATAACAAATATAAAAAATTATGGGATGACTGGTATGAAAAATATAGTGAAAAATTAACAAAAAAAGAAATTTATTGTAAATTAGAATGGCAAGCAGGTGTTAAAAAAGAAAATGACAGTATTTTTAATTACTTCATTCAGTTTAGACAATCTGGAATCAGAGTAAAAAAAGCAAAATATTTTCCAACACTTGTAGCAATAGTTCAAACACCAATATATGCCAAAGAAAAAAGATATATTACACCAAGAGAATGCGCAAGATTACAATCATTTCCTGAAGATTTTATAATGAGCGACAATGATAAAATCTCATACAAACAATTTGGTAATTCAGTTAATGTTGATGTAATACATTATGCGATTAAGAATGTTTTAGCATTATACGAAATAATAAACTTGTGAGAATTATTTATTTGCTAAAATTATTATTGGGTGATTTTTATAATTAGAGAATTCCATAAACTTATGAGAATTATTTATTTTCTAAAATTATTATTGGGTGAGTTTGTAATTATCAGGTATGCTATAATTATGACGAGTTAAAATTACGAGAAATATTTATTTGCTAAAATTATTATTGGGTGATTTTCATAATTAGATAATTTCATATTATACAATCTTTGTATTGAGTGCAACTTGATTTCATACTAGAACCTTTCGGGTAATTATACAATTTTACAGACTTATTATTGCTATTTTTAATTTATTAATTCGATGCTTCTATCATATTTTTGTGTTTTGTGCCACCTGAATGTTTATCTAAATATAATTTTGAAAAAAATACTAAATCACAATTAGAGCAATAAAATTTACATTTTTTTCTTTCATCAATTGATGCATGAAATTTTAATTGATGCATCTTATTAATCCAATGTGTTTTAAATGTTTTATCACAAGCAACACAATGAACGCTTTTATTATTGCCATCTCTTTTATGTTTATTCGTATCTACGTGTATTATCCATTCTTTGGGGCGATTAGCAGTAAAATTACATTTTTCGCATACTCTTGTGAATTTTTTTCGTGTAATCTCCATTTTATATTATTATGTGTTATATTGTTTAGTTTTATAATACACATATCTAAAATAAATAAAAATTTTAATATATAAAAATTTTATTTTCTCACGTTATAATATACATGAGTTTTATTATTGATATATTTGTTTAAATTCCCACATTTCCTGCATGCTCGGGATGTGAAACTCTCATCAATCTCATATACATTGGTTCTGTATTTCTTCGCACAAGACTTTAAATACTCCTTGAACCTATAATGTGATTGCATGGATAATACAAATTTTACTTCATCAATCATCAAATATTTAGATAATATCCAACTATATTAAAAAATACTCACAAAAATTTTATATTATTATTTTTAGTAATAATAAAAAGTATCAATATACCCAATGAGACAATACCAATAATAAAAAGTATCAATACACCCAATGACACAGCGCCATTTTATATTTAGATTTTCATAAATACAAAATACATAATTTTGTTAAAAGTATTTATATAGTTCTAAGATTATTGCTGGTATTTGTTTAATGGAATATATTAAACCAAATAAAATATACTAAAAACATGATAGGTTAGTGATGATTATCTATAAAATATCAATTGTTTCAGATATACTATCATTTAATATTTTTGTGGCAATTTTTTTACTGCTACTATTAAATATATGTAAAAGATTTTTTTTATTAACAATCAATGTTTTTGGATGTAGGTTGCTTAGGTTAGAATTTGTTGTTTTTATATTAATAGAAGATAAATATATTTTATTTGTTAGGATAGTTGGTATGATATGTGATACTGTAATATACTTTAATGACACTAGAACAGATTTAACACCATACCACATATTATCTTCAGTATCAATTATCATTAATATAAAAAAATTAGTAAAATAATTATTAAATATATTATTCATATATTTGTATTTATCTTCATTACTTAATATGACTAATTTTGTAATTGATGTTTTTTTCTCATTATATTTTATTATTTTATTACTATCTGTATGAATAACAAAAACTTTATTTTTTGCATACCCATTTGTTTTTTCATAAATATACTCCAATATTAGTTTAGATTTAAATTCAGTAGTCCATAAATATATATCACACGTTTTTTTGTTTTCTAATATTCTATTTGCTCTACACATTCTTTGGATAATATTTATAATATTATTATTTGGTTGTGTAATAAATACAGAATCACATTCTGGTATATTAATCCCCTCATCTAATATATGAACATTAACAATTATTGATATTTTTTGTTCTTTAATAAACTCTTGTATTATTTGTTCTCTTTCTAATTTTTTAACAGAATAATCCAATAATCCAACATTTATTTCAGTATTTAATATTTTACTTATCCATAACAAATAATTTAAAAATTTACTTGCTTTTTCAGTTGTTGTAAGATAGCAAATACATTTTTTATTACCATTTAATAACATACTTTTCATAATATAATATGATTTTTTTATTAATTTTAATTCATAATCATCATATTTTTCCTTAATTAATGTTAAAAAATGTTCTAATTTATCATTTTTATGTGGTATAAATACATTAAAATCACATATATATTTTTTTTCTATTGCGTCTTTCCATTCATATTTATAAATACAAATATTTGGGTTAGTTGTAAATTCAATTAATGGTGTAGCAGATAAATATAATTTATGAGATTTTGAGTGCAATATTTTATATATGTCATCTTCCTTATTATTCAGATTGTTCGCGGATAAATTATGAAATTCATCTACAATTATATATAATTTGTCAAGTTTCTCAATTAGTTTATTTATTATATCACAAGAATTAAATGTTGTACTAATAATATTTTTTGTTTTTAATGTTTGTGTAATAAGATTAATATCACGCATTCCATCAAGAGATACTAAAATATAATTATATTTTTCTTTATAATATTCTTTAAATTTTTGTAAATTTTGAAAAGCTAAATATCGTAATGGTGAAATAATAATAATATTGTCATAATATTGAGATAATAATGTTGCTACATATGTTTTACCCATACCACATGGAAAATTAAGCATAGATATTTCTTTATTGCATAATACACTTATTGCTTCTGTTTGATAATCTCTTTCTTTTATTTCCTCTGAAACAATTTTACTAATATTAATATTTTCATTATTAAAAGGCATATTAATAAATGGAATTTTACTATTTGACATATCAATTAATCTTTGACTTAATGTTCCATTGTAATATAATATACCATTCAAGTTATTTTCATAAAGTAAAAAATAAAATCCTGCTAAATCATTAATATAAATAGTATTACTATAATTTTTACATTGAATAAAATAATATTTGTTATTTTTGACTGCTACTAAATCTGCTCCAATGTCATATCTATATTTAATAAAAGTATTATAATCTTTAATTAAATTATTTTCAAACATTAGTCTTTCTGGAAAATCTCGCCAATGCCAAACTATATCATAATCTTTTCTGATATTTTCAAGCACATAATATTCATATGATATCCCAACTGTATTTTTATAATTTGTTATTTCAATATGTGTCATATAAAATATTATAACCATTTATTTAAATTAATTAAAAATTTTTATAATAATATTTTTAATAATACAAATACTATTCTAAATTATTCATTATAAAAATATATTCTAGTTATATCAATTACTATCACATAGTAAAAAAGAAATTGCTGTTAAATTCAGGGATGAGTTATTTACATCTATATTACCTTCAATAAGAAAAACTGGTTCTTATAAATTAAAAGAAAAAGATAATAATAAATTACAGAAATTAAATAAGAAATTAATCAAAAAAATAAAAAAAATAGAAGAAGAAAATAATTATTATAAAGATAAACATATTTATAAACCAACTGACAAAAGTTATATTTATATTTTGAAAAAAAATATAGGCACAAAAGAATGTTTCAAGATCGGATTTTGTGACGATATCAAACAAAGAATGGCAATTTACAAAACTGGAAAAGCAAATATTGATCTGATTTATTATATTTCAATCAAATTTGATGGTAAGCAAATGGAAGATTGTGTTAAAAATATTAATAAATTACATTTGTTAAAAAAGAAAACTGATGATTTATGTTATTTATCATTGGCACAATTAAAATATAGTATCAAAGATTGTCTAAAAAAATTTAATAATCATATATGTAAATGTACTTTTTGTAAGAAAAAATTAAAATTCAAAAGAATAGATAAACATATATGTAAATAAAATTTTATAAAAGTTTCATATTATTATTTTTAGTAATAATAAAAAATATCAAAACACTGAATAAGACAACACCAATTATAAAATTCCATAAACTTATGAGAATTATTTATTTTCTAAAATTATTATTTAATGATTTTCATATTATGTTTTTGAGATTGTAATCATTTATAAGTAAAAATAATAAGAAATAATTATTGTGTGATTTTTATATTAGTGCGATCTCATTGGGTGCGTTGATAATTCATTAAACGCCAAATAATTAGATGAAATCCAAATATATTAAATTTTAGTAATAATAAAAAGTATTAATATATACAATTAGATATCACATATTAGACAATGTAATACACACAAAAAATTGAATTTTATAACTCTTGATAATCTTAGGTTTATTGCTAATAACAATAACCAAAAATGAGTTCTAAACGCAAGATTGATGAAATTGATGCCATTGAATATGATGATATGAGCAATGCTATGAGGGATGTTATGGGCGATGCTATGAGTGATACTGAACAAAATTTTGATAAAGTTGATGAAATTGAAAATATCATTAGCGACAAAATTGAAGATGGCGAAACTAAATACCAAATTAAGTGGATTGGTTCTAAGAAACTAACTTGGATTAAAGAGTCTGATTTTATCCAAACAGAAATGCTTGAAGAATATAAAGAATACAAAAAACTTATGAAAGACCCAACTATTCCCAGAAAAGCATACATATATCTTAGAACAAGTAAGAGAAATGGTGGTAATGAAGTAAGTCTGGGAGACCAAGAAAGACATTGTAAAAAATATGCGAGTGACAATAATATTAATATTGTTGGCATTTACATTGACAATGGTGTGTCAGCAAGAAAAATGGCAAATCAATTTGCTCTAAATCATATTGTTAATAATTTGCTCAAAGAAGGACAAATGATTATCTGTTATGATGTCTCACGATTTTCTCGCAATTTAGCAAATGCTGTTAATGTTTTAGAAGATATTCGAATTAACAAAAAATCAAGTGTCCATTCTGTTTCTGAAAATCTCTCATGGGATGAAATTCCTTCTAACAGACATAATTTCACCCAAATTTTAACAACAGCACAATTACATTCTGATACTATCTCAGCAAAAGTAAAATCAGCAATCCAATATAAGAGACTGCGTGGGGATTATATTGGCAAAGCACCATTTGGATATGAAAAGAAAACACTTGAAATTGAAGGAGCACTTGTTAAAAAACTTGTGAAATCAATAGATGAACAAACAATTATTGATAAGATTTACAACACAACAATTGACATCATTGCTGAAAATTTTGACAATTATGTAGATATTAATGATAATGAAGATGATAATGAAAATCGCCCAAGAAAAGCACTTACATATCAGCAATACAAAACTATTGCTGAAATTACTAATACACAACATCGAAATAGAGATGGAAAACTATTTACAGCGTATACTATTAAACAAATAGTCAATAAATTTAATTTATTCTAATTTTGGAAATTAATGTCAATATCACCAAGATCAATATGATTGAAAAAATTATGAGCTGTATTAACGTCAGCAAATGATGAATTGTATGCTAATCCTGCCGCACCAAAAAATTTTGGGAGGTAAGATAAATTATTAAAAATATTATACCAACCCACTAATGTTAATTGATAATTGTATTGAGACATACCACAATAATCTAACATACCAGCAGAATTAGATGTGTTAGTTATATCCCATAAATGTAATGGTTGATTAAAACTGGTTGCGTTTTCAAACATAGCGACCATTGTATGAACACGTGTCATATTCCAATTATTTAATGATTGGTTAAAACTTGTTGCTCCAGAAAACATTCCTGTCATTATGATTGTTGGTAATTCAGGAGATGTTGATAATGTCCAATTATTTAATGGTTGATTAAAACTGGTTGCTTGATAAAAAGCATAACTAAAATTAGTAACATTTGACACATTCCAATTATTTAATGGTTGGTTAAAACTTGTTGCTCCAGAAAACATATAATCCATTGTAAATGATGTTGTTGTTGGTGATGTTAATAATGTCCAATTATTTAATGGTTGATTAAAACTATATGCTTGAAAAAAAGCATAACTAAAATTACTAACATTTGACACATCCCAATTATTAATATTTTGATTAAAAGAATGTGCTTTCCAAAAAATAGAATACATATCAGTAGCTTGCGATGTATCCCATTTGTCAAGTGGATGATTAAAATATATTGCTCCAGCAAAAATAGAACGCATATTAGTCATTTTTGACGTATTCCAATCATTTAGTAGTTGATTAAAATTTGTTGCCAAGTAAAATAGTGAATCAATATTTTCAACATTCTCCACATTCCATTTGTTTAATGGTTGATTAAAATTACTAGCAGAAGCAAACATACCTGACATATCAGTAACTTGTGATGTATTCCATTTGTCTAATGGTTGATTAAAATTACTAGCAGAAGCAAACATACCTGACATATCAGTAACTTGTGATGTATTCCATTTGTCTAATGGTTGATTAAAATTACTAGCAGAATAAAACATAGCTGACATATCAGTAACTTGTGATGTATCCCAATTATTTATTGGATAATTAAAATTGGTACATTCAAAAAACATACCGGATAAATCATAAACCCCTTTTGGTAATCGTTTAGGGACTTTTACCAAATTAGTTGCTCCAACAAAAGCACCCAATAAGTTTGTAGCACCTAATGTTATAACTTCTATTAAATAGACATTACTACTAACTGGAAAATCATCACCATAACGCCATATTTTACCTTTTATTTTTATTCTATATTTTTTACCTTTTGTTAGTATTCTTGATGGATAACCAGCAGAAGAAATAATTTCTTTTTCAGTTCCATCTCCCCACTTGACATAATAAGGATAGTCAATAAAACCATTAACTGGCAATATAATTTCTCTATCTTCATCTTCATTTGTCAAATCATAAACTAAAATTGTTGTATTAACTTTGATAGTATTTGGGTCAGGAATAGAAATATCCATTGGTTTAAACTTATTCATAATAAATTTTTCTGGCAATTCCTCCATATAATATTATTTTATATTTTATTTAGTTGACATCAATAAATAAAATAACTAACTAATACCAATAACTACTGCCATACCACCAATAATAAGGATTGAAATAATAATACCAAGGAACATCATAATAAGGCGAACCACCCCACCAACTATCCCACCATCCACCTAAACCACCGCCTCTATTGCCATAATATCCTCCATAATAGTTTGAACCATAATAGTTTGATCCATAATGTCTTGAACGATTGTGTCCGCTATGTCTTCTGCTATCACTGCGACTTCCATAACTTCCTCTACTACTTCCACTACTATGACTTCTACTACTTCCACCACTTCTTCTACTATCTCCTCCACGACTTCCACCACCCTTAAAATCTTCCTTATCACAATTACAGAAAGACGCAATTACCATAAGAATAACAATGATGATAACAATAAAAATATACCAATATATTTCGTCCATCCTTTATAACATTTATATATATAATTATTTTCACAAAAATAAAATAATAATTATGTTATTTATATGGCAATTATTTTTGATAATAATAAACCACTTATTTATGTTGATAGTATCAATGAAACAAGTTATTACACTGAAATGAAAAACATTCTTAGTTCATACATTAGAGAAAAAAATATAGAATATACAAAAGTGAAAACACATGATGAGATAATTGGAAAACAAGATGGATATTATTTGGTTGAAAATAAATTAACAATTGAACTATACAAAAAACAGACAAACAGAATGTATTATGTTTTTACAAATTATGATATTACAAAAATAATGTCATTGAGTTATACAAAATGTAAAAAAACAGTTCCAATTATTTTGAAAAAAGAAAATACATTATTTGAGAATTTTCAAGATGAATTAAAAAATAAAGTTGGAAGTTTGAAACTAAAAAATGAATAAATTAGTGCCAATACTTATAAATAATTAATCGTAATTATAATTATATGTCAAGTGATGATTCAATGTCAAGTGATGAGAATAAAACAGAATTTATGAATAATACAATTAAAAAAATAAAAAAACTTGACTGGGGAGAAACAGAATATATTACAGATGAATTTATAAATTGTTCTGTAACAAAAAACATAAGATATAATACATATATATTTAAGGGCAAAGGATCAAAAAACATTGCTAAGCATCTTATCAATGAAACTAATTATTATAAATCACTCATACAAATATTAGACAAGAATGAATCACGAAGATTTTTACCAATACAAAGTTGGGAAGAATTTTGGGAAATTTACAAAAATGAACCAATAACAGACAGACATTTATTTGAATTGATATTATCTCATAAACCGTGTAAGCCATATTTAGATATTGAATGGGTAAAAAAAAAGAAAGAAAAATGTAATTATGCTGAATTTGTTGATATTCTAATAACAGACATAATAAAAATATTTATGACAAAATATAATACAGAAATAAACAAAGAGAATATAATGATAACAACTTCACATACAGACATTAAAACAAGTTTTCATATTGTTATTGATAAAGTACTAAATAATAAACAATTAATGTTTGAAACAAATATTAAAGGAAAAGAAAATTCAGCGTGGGATTTATGTAATGAATTAATAAAATTAAACAAAGAATATGAAACTAAAATAGATGCGTCTGTATATACAACTGATAGAGAATTTAGAACACTATATTCAAATAAAACAAATGTTTTCAGACCATTTATCCCGTATAATACAAAAATAAGAATTAATTCAAAAATAAAATTATCAACAAATGAATGTTTAAAATATATAATAACACATTGTAAGACAGATACATATGAAATAATTAAAGCACCCGAAATTATATTATTTACTTCAAGTCCGTCCTCCCCAAAAAATATTATTAAGAAAGAAATAATATATACAAATGAAGAAATAAAAAAGATAGTAAAATTAATAAAACCAATACATAAAAATATTGAATTAACTGGAAAATTAAATAATGGTGCTCTTAGATTTACATATTATGATAAAAAAGAACCGTGTTATACTGGAAAATTACACAATTCTAATGGATTTTATGTGACAATTGACAATAATAATAAATTATATATGAGATGTTTATCAAATCATTGTAAAACTAATATTTGTTATTTAGAATAAAAATAATATACTAGCAATATTATTTTTAGACAAGTTGTTTATAATTATAATTAAAAAAAATATGTATAAAATAATATGTCAAAAATATTGATATTAAACGAGGAACAATTTAATTCTATGTATAAAACGAAAAATAATATTCTTTCATCTGGTGCTTATGGTGATGTTAGAGAAACAGTATGTAATAATTATGTTGTGAAAGAATCGACAAAAAATATTGAGTCAATTATTTGTGAATTGGATATATTATCAAGATTTGACTCGCAATATATTATTAAACCAAAAGCAATGAGTTTGTCAAAAAACAAAATAAAAATTGTTTATGATAAAGGTATATTAATTAATGAAAGTAATATACAGACACGAAATATAATTCAAATATTTTATGATTTATTAGTTGGATTAAAATTATTACACGATAATAACATCATTCATTGTGATATTAAACCACCAAATATTATTATATTAAATGATAAACCGGTTTATATTGATTTTGGTATATCAAAATTTTGTTTTAGATTGGAAAATATTAATGATAAAGCATTTATTAGTAATACTGCTTTTACAACCGGTTTTGAACCACCTGAAAACGGGCACGAAACAACAAGAAGCATAACGGGTGATGTTTATTCATTAGGAAAAACATTTATGTGTATTGTTGAAAAACTTGATTATATATATTCTAATCTGCCAAAAAAATATAATGATGATGATTTTAATGACGTTATAGATAGTATGGTGACACCAATTGAATATAGAAAGTCAATTGATGAATTATTAAATATGAAGTTTTTTGAAAGTGCAACAAAAAATGACAATAATAATATATATACTTATGATGAATTAGAAAAAAAACAAAACCAAATGCCACCAACTTTTTACAAAGAATTATATATATTGATTATTGATATGATTAGTTATAATGTTGAAACACAAATAATATTTCAATGTATCCATAATATTCATCGTAGTATTGAATTATTAAATAATGAAAACATTATAGTTTTATTTTATGCTAATTTTTATTTATGTTCTTATAAAAGCATAATATATGATGAAATTTATTGTGATTTATCAAATTTTATAAATTCATTTAAATTAACGTGTTCTGAAAATATATTTATTGAAATGATTTTGGCATTATTAGATAAATTAAAATGTGTCATAACAACAGAAACAGTATGGAATGATTGCGATGTTGGAAATTCATTATACTCATATTTTAAACAAGTATGTAATTGGAATTATCCTTTTGTTAGTAGTCCAAAATATAATAATATTAATAATACCATACAATATTTAAAAGTAAATGATTATAATTCTTGTTCTGCTTTATTCTATTTGTTAAAAAAACTAAATACACAAAAAGAATTTATAAATTTTATTGAGACATATTGTGTTATTTTAAGTGATAGATATAGAATAATACCGAAAACAATAAAAAATATTGTGCCAACAAAAGATATTTTGCGGTCATCAGTTATTTCTCTAATAAATAATGAAGATGTAATTGATACACATCATTGTATCTATGGTATTATATACAGAACAATTTTACAATATAATCAAGACACTTTATTTTGTAATACTGTTTTTGATAGAATAATAAAAAGTAAATTATATGAATTGTATGACAGTATTTATGATGCTGATAAATTAAAATTAGCAAGAAAAAATAAAAAGAAAAATTTTAGTCAAATGCCAATAAATATATTTACTTGTTCTTATCAAGATTTCCAGACACAACTTACAAATCAAAATTAACAGCAATAGCATTATCTGCTACAAACCATGGATTATCATTAGCATAAACAGGTGTTTCTTCTACTAAATCAACAATAATTCTTGCAGGATTATATACTAATCCTTTTGCTCCAAAATGTTTGCTAGTGTCAGGGATTGGTAATGGACTAAAAATATTATACCATCCAACTAATGTTAATTGAAAATTATATTGAGACATTCCACAATAGTCTAGCATACTAGTCATATTAGCAGATGAAATATTAGTCCAATTCCAATCATGTAATGGTTGGTTAAAACTGATAGCATTTTTAAACATAGATGACATATTAATAACATTTGATACATTCCAATTATTCAATGGTTGGTTAAAACTTGTAGCATTTTCGAACATACTATTCATAATAATAACATTTGATACATTCCAATTATTTAATGGTTGATTAAAACTGGTTGCTCCTGAAAACATATAAGATAAATTAATATTTGAAGTAGATAAAATCCAATTATTTAATGGTTGGTTAAAACTGGTAGTACCATTAAACATATATCTAATATCAAGAACATTAGAAATATCCCAAATATTTAATGGTTGGTTAAAACTAGTAGCATTTTTAAACATTTTATACATACCACTAACAATTGATACATCCCATCTGTCCAATGGTTGGTTAAAATTTGTAGCATCAATAAACATTTCAGACATATTAGTGACACTAGATACATCCCATTTATCTAATGGTTGATTAAAACTTGTAGCACCCCAGAACATACCTCCCATATTACTAACATTTGATACATCCCATTTGTCTAATGGTTGGTTAAAATTTGTAGCATTTTTAAACGCAACTGCCATATTAGTAACATTAGAAACATCCCATTTGTCTAATGGTTGGTTAAAATTTGTAGCACCCCAGAACATTCCAGTCATATTGGTGACACTTGATACATCCCATTTGTCTAATGGTTTGTTAAAATTTGTGGTATCCCGGAACATTAGAATCATACTAGTGACACTTGATACATCCCAAGTATTAATTGGATAGTTAAACGTAGAGCAATCTTGAAACATAAATGATAAATCATACACACCGCATGACAATTTTTTTGGTACTTTCACAAGATTGCTCGCCCGATGAAAAGCATATGTTAAATCTAATGGACCTATCTTTTTGACTTCAATTAAATATTCATTACTTAGCACACCAAAATTTCCATATCTCCATATTTTGCCCCATACTTTTATTGTATATTTACGACCTCCTGCTAATGTTTTAGATGGAAAATTAGATGAATTAACAGTGGTTGTCATAAATGTGTCAGTGTGAGTGCCATCTCCCCAATTAACATAATAGTTAGCATAACCCCAAACTGGCAATGTTATAATATATTCATCGCCTGTTGGCAAATCATAAACAAGTTCAGTTTTATTGACTTTGACATTTTCAATCGGGGGAGCAACCATCGGTTTAACTTGAATTTCGTTTTCCATATATTATCCAATTATATTTTATTTTCAATACGTAAATAAAATATTATAAAAAAATTATAACTCCCCAATTCTCTTCAAATTCTGTTTGTGTAAAATTATTGCTGACATTCTCAATGGTTTATATTTATTTTCTACATCAATAGACACTGAAATTTTACTATTAAAGTCTTTGAATATGTCTAGCACACTATTTGAATTTTTGTCCTTTTCTAGAACACACAAAATCACATTTAATAGTCTTTCATATCCTAGATAATAATTGTCGCTTTCATCTTGTTCTAATTTTGAATACAAAACCAAGTTCAATATTTTAGAGCAACAAAATTTAATTATCTTATCCTCAACAATATTATTAATAAAGAGCATTCCAATTAAATTCATTAATCCCTTGTAATTCGAAACTCTGTGTGGGTTGTGTTTATCCATTTTCTCGTTGCTATTTGTCAATGCTGTAAAATACTCATTACATAAATTCAGAAAAACTGATTTGAATTTTACTTCTTTTCCTTCACTCATAATCTTAAAATTAGAAAAATGGATTATGATATCAACATATAATTCAGAGGGTGTTTTCATATTATTACTATTGCTATCATGTGATTTGTATGCCATAATGTCATTCATTGATTTCAGTATCAATTCACTTGACAATACTTTGTAATGTTCTCCGGAACTATAATTTAGTCCTTGTAATATATTCAAAACATCCTGATAATTCTTATTATTGATTTTATTCAGATTTTCTCTTATAATATTTTTCATATTAGTGTCTCCTGAATTACTGCCATTATTACAAGATTTATACACCTGAACCATTGAATACATCAAATCTTTTAATACATTCATTTCTTTCTTTCCGGTTGATACATAATATTTCTCTAATTCTGGTATCAAATATACATTATCAGTTTGGCAACTGAAAATTTTGTCAATATCGTGTTTGATAATAATATTGCTCATTTTGTTAATAATATACGACTATATTATTAAACACTTAATAAATCAATTTTTTTTATAAATTAATATTTAATTACTAAAATTTTTCTCAAACTCACTAACTAATTTTTGCATATTCTTATGTGAAAACAAATTCTTTCCAAATTCTTCAATCTCTTTTTTCTCTTTGGGTGTCAATTTATTCATCATTTTATTAATATCAACTAATGATGTTATATCTTCTTTTGACATTTTGTTGTTTATCATTGATAAATTATTATTTGATATACAAAAAATATTGTCATAAGTGTCATAAATATGCTTGAAAAATTTATAATCCCGTGTATAGTTTCTAAAAAGTGTCAAGCAATAATATACAAACTCATTAGTATAAATTATGTAAGTATGTATTTTATTTGTGTAAGGTTTAATTTTATTGTAATATTTATTGTCTCTCATAATAGTATCACACACACAACAGAAATCATTATAATTTTTTGTATCATTATACATAGCATAAGCAAAAACAACAAAACAAGAACAGAACATATTAAATAACATTCCAAAAAATCCAAATAAATAAAATGTTGTGTAATAATATGATGTAAGTAATGATTGATAACTGAAAGAGACTGGCAATAATAATAAAGAAGTCATACACGAATAACCCGAACCCATTATCATTTGTATTAGCAATAATAACAAAAACATTTTATTATTATTTGTGTATATTGTTTAAGTTATTTTATAAATAAAAATTATAAATTATAATATATATATGGGTAATACTGAATGTAAGCATAAAGATTTAAGAATTGACGCAGCAAATAAAAAAGTATTTTATGATAAATATAATTATTGGAAATATGTTGTAACTAACGTTCAATGTTTAGAGTGTGAAGAAAAGCATAGAGGATTACAAAAAATATGTATAGACCACGGTATAGAACAAGATTGGGAAATTTTATATCCTAGAAATTGCGAACATATTGAATTAGAAAAAGTAAATATTGATGATGAATTTAACACAGGAAAATTACAATGTAAAATGTGTTTATTTTCTATCCCAATTAAAAAAATAGATAATAAGTGGGATACAGATAGAGAAAAATTATTAGGATAAAAATGATATAGTATCACCAATATTTTTAAATTCTGTATAATTATCATTTGTCAATAATAATACATTATTTTCGTTGATAGCAATTGAACCATAATAATATTCATCAAGAGATACATTTTTTTTATTTATCATACAATACAAACCTTCTTGTTTTTTATCTCTTATTTGTAATAAATATTTTAGAATTTCTTTAATATTTTTAGTTTTTGTATTTATTGTTATGTATTTTTTGTCATTAATTGTTATTGTGTCTATATTTTCTAAATCATAATAAGTTGTAAAGTCATCATCTAAATTATTAGTAATATTATGTGTAATTTTATTAATAACAAAACCAGAAGCGTTTCGATGTCCTCCGCCATTAAAAATTTTTGATATTTCGGTTGTGTCAGTTTTGTCAGTAGATGAACGAGCACTAAATATTGTATATTGTTTTATCATATTATGGGTATATACAGCAGAAAAATTTACATTATTATGATATGTAAGTAAATTACTGCCTAATTCATTTCTTAAAATTTGTGAATTTATCAAAGCAACAAAATAGTATTTTTTATTTAGTTCTATAAAACTAACATATGAATTTTTAATTATTTGTTTCACGTAAGAATTATTTAATAGCACCATTCCCTTGCCCAATGGAATGACTGTATTAATCATATATGAGTTAGCAAATAATTTTTCATATTCATCAAATGTGTATTTTAATGTTGATATGTATGCTGTAATTTCTTTTGTATTTGTCATTTTATTGAACCATAAATCATTATCTTCAATATATAATACACCATTTGGAATATTAACAAATCCAAATAAATATGTATATGTAATAAAAGCACCAGAATGATTCATATCAAATACTACATATTCTTTTGGAATATTAATAAGATTACTTTGTGCTGTCTTGTGATGGTCTAAAATTAGCAAATTATTATTGGTAGATATTATCATTTCGTTTGTTATTTTTTCACTAAACGAAAAATCACAAATAAGAACATATTTGTCTTTTAATTGTTCTGGTAAATATGAATAATCAGTTCCATAGTATGCGTTCATAAAAATTACTTTATCAAGATTAACTTTTTGTGATATTAACCATTTTCTAACAATTGTTGCTGACATAAAACCATCAGGACAAGAACCATGTGTTATGACATAATCTATTTTATTTTTATTTAATTTTTTATTGTCATAATCATAGACAATTTCAAGAGAACTAAAATCATTACTTATAAAGCGTGCCATTTTATCTAATAGTAATAATATTATTATTAATACTTATAGTTTCAATTTTTTGTAGTATTCTAAATAATACAAACTTATGAGAAATTATTATTTGCTAAAAATATTTTTGGATATTTGATACTTTTTATTATTACTAAAAATAATATAAATCTTTTATAAAATTTTTGAAATAATTTTGAGATTATTATAATTCATCAATTACTAAATAATTAAATGAAATCCAATAATAATACTCACAAAAAATTTATATTATATTTAGTAATAATTAAAGTATCAATATGTAAAATGAGATAATGCCATATATCTTATTAGTAAAAAAATTGATATAAATATATTTAGGGATTATAGAGATAATAGTATTATAATATAATGACTACTAAGATGGACTTTACTAAAATGACTATTGATATTTTCATCAACAATTTGATTAAATATAATAATATTGATGATATATTAGATACATGTGAAACACAAGGAAATAAAGGAAATATTTTTGAAAGAATTGGAGATATTGTTATTAAGTTTGGTTTTTGTGAAATATTTTCTAACTCACAATTTTCTCATATAATAGGAAATGTAAATAATGGTAAATTAAAGAAATTAGAAAGTTTTAATGAATATCTAAATGAAAAAGTTTATAGTGGTAATTCAGGTGGATGTTCAGACATTACTTTGTATGACAGAATTGAAGGTAAATATATTTTTATCAGTTCAAAATATCCAAAAACACAACAGGACATCAAAAAACAGAAATCAGTTGATTACTATGACATTCAAAATATTATAGCAATGATAAATAAAAATAAACATATCTATAAAGATTTTGAAATATATTTACTTGTTCCAGATAAAAAATCAGTTTTGGAAAAAGTATTAACTGCTAATAAATCAAGTCAATATATAACTGATTATATGACTGAAGATAAAATTATTGATAAAACAGATTTGAATAAATACTTTTTGAAATTCAAAGCAGAAATTATTAAACAAAAATCATTAAATGAAAAGATTAATTATGATGAATTATTTTTAGGAGAAAAAGAAATTTTAAAGTTAAGATTTCATCAAGATTTAATTACATCCAAAACATCATCATTAATTGAAGAAGGTAATAAAAGTTTCTTATGGGGGTGCAAATGCAGAAGTGGAAAAACGTATATGACAGGAGGTATTGTAATAAAACAATATGAAATTAAGCAAAAATTAAATGTTCTTATTATTACACCTGCCCCAACAGAAACAGCACCTCAATTTACTGATGACTTATTTAATAAATTTAGAGATTTTACACCATTTAAAATCCATAATATTGAAGGTTCAAAAGAAATCAGTTCAATTGTATTAGATAAAAATAATATATTTGTTATGTCTAAACAACTATTACAAAAATATATTAAAACAGCCAAAATAGACAAAACTATTATGAAAATTAAAAATCTTAAATTAGATATAGTCGTATTTGACGAAAATCATTATTCAGGTTGTACTGATTTATCTAAAGCAATTTTAAGTTCATATTCAACAGATAAAACTATTAAAATTTATCTGACAGCAACATACAGCAAACCATTACAAGAATGGAATATTTCAAGTGAATGCCAAATGTATTGGGATATTGAGGATGAACAAATATGTAAAAGCATATTATCAGATAATACTAATATAAATAGATTAGTTGAAAAACATGGTGATATTGTAAAAGATATGATACAATATAAAAATAAAAATGGTGATACTATTGAAGATATTTTTAAACCATATTTAAGAATGCCAGATTTGTATCTAATTACTAATATGTTTGATAGTCAAAGATATGATATTATAAAAGAAAATATTATGGGGTCTCATTATGGTTTTAGTTTTGATGTTCTTTTCAGTTTGAAAGATAAACAATTTAACTACAAGAAAGAAGTAAAAACTATTTTGAGATATATTACAGGTTCTGAAAAAGAGCAAGATTATAAAACTGGTGATAAATCTATTTTTACGAGAATTAATAGTTTATGTAAAAGAACACCATTTACTCAAATTTGGTTTCTACCATCTGATAATATTAATGATATATCACAAAATTTAAAAACTTTGATGATGGAAGATAGAATTCTTAAAAATTATAATGTTCTATGTATAAATCGCAAAAATGATGAGTTAGCGAAAAACATTAAAGAAGAAATCACTAAATATGAAACAATTACAAAATCAGAAGGTAAAGTGGGATTGATATTATTAGCCGGTAATATGCTTACATTAGGTATTACTATAAATAGTTGCGATGTTGTAATATTAATGAATAATGCTTTATCTGCTGATAAAGTTATGCAACAAATGTATAGATGTATGACTGAAGGTGATAATAAAAAAATGGGTTTTGTTGTGGATCTGAATATTAGTAGAGTTATACAGACTTGTATAAATTACACAGTTTATAAAAAGGATATGAGTATTGAAGATAAAATGAAATATTTAATTGAAAATCATTTAATAAACATAGATGTTGATATGATGGAACATAAAAAAATCAATGGTGATGGTATTGTAAAGAAACTGATGGATATTTGGAAAGGAGATCCTGTTAATAGTTTTAAATCATTGCTTAAAAGAATTGATGATGATTATATTGAATTTGATAACCATACACAAAAACTATTAAATGCGTCTTTTGTTAATTCAGTTAAGGATGATAAAGTTGATACAAAAGTGGAGGTCAAAGACAGTGACGACGAAACACAAATTTTACCAGATGGAAAAGAAAGAGTCCAAAAAGATAGTGAAGATAATGATAATGAGAGTTCTGATAAATCAGACAATGAAGAAGATGAAATAGAAGAACCTAAAATATCATTTCAGAAAGATGTATTACCATATGTAATTCCATTAACATGTATTCTTACAATTGAAAACAAAAATAAAGATTTTATAACAATGTTGAATGATATTAAACATAATGAAGAACTATTAGACATATTTGATGATATGTGTCTGATATGGTGGAACAAAAAAGGTTTAATCAATATAATAAAAAATATTATAGAAAAATTCTTTGATAAAAATTCTAATACATTTAATATCTCTATACAATTTAAGATGTCAATACAAAGTTTGTTAGATAGACCTAAAGAACTATTAGAATTAATTAATGAATGCTTAAAACCTAAAACAGTTGAAAAAAAATCATTTGGAGAAGTATTCACGCCAATGAATTTTATAAATGATAAAATGTTAAAAGATATTGAAGATTATTGGTTATCTAAATATAATAAAAATATTTGGGAAGATGAAACTTTAACATTTTATGATCCTGCAACTGGTATGGGGAATTATCCAATTGCGATTTATTATAAATTATTTGAAGGATTAAAAAATAAGATACCAAACGATGAAGAAAGGAAAAAACATATAATTGAAAAACAATTATATATGGGTGAATTAAACAAAAAGAATTGTTTTGTTGTTAAACAAATATTTAATATCAATAATGAATATAAATTAAATATATATGAAGGCGATACATTGAAAATAGATACACATAAAGAATTTGGTATTAAAAAATTTAATGTTATTATTGGAAACCCGCCATACAACAAAGAAGTTAAAATTCATAATGTTTCATTACCATTATATAATGAATTTATAGAATATTATACCGATAAGTGTAATTTATTATCATTTATAGTTCCATCACGATGGTTTTCTGGTGGTAAAGGATTAGAAAAATTTAGAGATATGATGATAAATAGAACTGATATATTATATATAAAACATTATGATGATGCATGTAAAATATTTGGTAATACAGTTGATATTAAAGGTGGTGTAAATTACTTTTTGATAGATGATAAATATAATGGATTGTGTAATTATAATGGTTCAATGATAAAATTTAACAATTTTGATATTGTTCTTGATAGTAAATATTATAATATAGTTAATAAATTATTAAATAATGACAAACTTATCAAATTATATATTGGTAGATATTTTGGTATTGAATCGAATGATAAAAATTTAACAGATGATAATAAATTAGTTAAATGCTATGTGTCTCAACAAAAAGGATTTGTTAAGTATATTGATAAAAAATTTATAAAAAAAGAATATAATTTTTACAAAATAATTACACCAAAAGCATCATTTGGCGGAAGTAGTGGATTTGGTAACACTTTTATTGGAACTAATAATGAGGTACATACAGGAAGTTATATATCGTTTAAAGTCTCTAATGAAAATGAAGCACAATCATTATTAAGTTATATAAAGTGTAAATTACCAAATTTTATGTTAAGTTTAAGAAAAATATCTCATAATTTATGCGAGGATACATGTAAATGGATACCATTAGTTCCATTAAATAAAGAATGGACTGATGATGAAGTATATAAGTATTTCAAGTTATCTGAAGATGAAATAAAATTAGTAAAAGAAACAAAAGTTAGTGGTTATAATGACATAAAAAGGGATAATACAAATGAACCAAAAATAATAAAAGATGGGCGAAAACAATATTATTTAGTTGGTGATAAATTATATAAAGTCAAAAAAGACAAATCACAAGGTGAATTATTTGGTAGATATATTGATGGTGAAATTGTGGATGGTGTAGAAAATATAGATGAAGAAATTATTACAAAATCTAAAAAACCATTCATAAAGAAATCAATTACTAAACCAATTAATGAAATTCAAATAGATGAACCAATTGTTGAAACAAAAAAAACTGATAAGATTATTATAAAAAAATCAATTATTGAACAGAAAAAAGAAATTCAAATAGATGTTCCAGTAATTGAAACTAAAAAACTTAATAAACAAAAAAGTAAAAACTTTATTAAAGATAAATTTATTTAGAGCGTACTAATTATAAATCAATTCTTATTCGATAAATCATATTTCAGTCTTTTTATGAGTTCAATAATATTAACATCATCTTTTTTATTTTTTAGTTCATTTTCAATAAATGCTATATCATCAATAATATTATGAGTATTTTCAGTAATATTAATTTTTTGTGTCAGTTTTTCTATTTCTTTCGTTCTTGTTTTATTCTTCTTGTATAATTCTTTTAATGTATTCATAATAGTATCTTTTTGAGGTTCTTTAATATGTTTAAAATTATCAAGAGGAAATGTTAATAAATATTTCTTAAATAATGTTGCTAATTCTTTTTCATTTCTAAAAAACAATACTAAATCCCAACTTTCTTTAAATGTTTGTAGATTATCATTGAACCATTTATCGTCTCTTTTTATTGTTATATTTCTTGAATTCTCAACCCGCCAATATAATATTGTGTCAAGAACATAATCAGGATGAGTTTTATCTAATTTATTTAATGTTTCAAATATCCATTCATCAATTTCTTTATTTGTCATATTAATTCTTGGTTGGTATATGAAACCAGCAAAATTATAAATTTTTTCTTCATAACTTAGCATATTATTTGACAATTGATTTTTTGGCATCAATTGTATTAACGCTCCTTTTTCCATTTTAGTCTCTATGCTTAGCCATTGTGTTTGTTTATTAGTATCTTTCTCAAAATCTTGCCTATTTTTGTATTCAGTTATTGACATTTGCCAAAAATCACATTCATCTAACTCACAACATTGTAATTGTAATTGAACTTGAACCCAATAATACGCAGGGCATATACCTTTTTTAACATCTTTATATAGCACTGTTATTTTCTCACCATGAACGCCATAAACTTCTGGTGCATCTTTATCCATAATTATTTGTCTTCCAGATGGACATTTAATTTCTAACATTCTGCCAACATATTTTGTTTTATAACAATTTGCTGTTAAAAATTTAAATTTGTCTTCTTGTTTTTTTATTAATTTTAATTCTTCTTCTAGTTCCTCCCAAGTTTTCCCACTTTTTGTCTTTAATTTATACTCAGATACAATGCCATCAGGACTTGCTCCCAAAAAGTTATATTTAGGATGCTGACACAATCCAAATTCCATTACTTTGACATTCATTCTATATTCATAAATCATTGTTGCTACTTGTTCCAGTTTTTTACCGTGATAACACGATTGTGATGTTTCAAATGGTTTTCCGTGGACTTTCTTACTTATAAAACTATAATTAGTTTCATATGGGTTCATACCAACAATTGTTCCACCATCTGATGCTGTAATCATTGTATCTCTCATTTTAAACCATTCTTCACTTCTTTGGGCAGGATAATATTTTGACGCTAGATATCTATAAATTTTGCTTCTTTTTGTTTCTTCATCTTCCCAAATATCATCTTTAATATTCTCATCATTAAAGTTATCCGTTCCAAATGGAGGCAATTTATTTAAATTAGTTTGGGGATTTGATATTTCTTTTTTTGGTTGTGTTTTTTCGAAACTTGACAAATTGCCAAATCCAGATTTTGTTGGTTTTTCAGGAACTTTTTCTAATTCTTGGACGGGTTGTTTTTTCTCATAACTTGACAAATTACCAAAACCGGATTTTGTTGGTTTTTTCTCAAAACTTGACAAATTACCAAAACCGGATTTTACTGACTTTTCAGGGACTACATCTTGTTTTGGTTGCTTTTTCTCAAAACTTAATTCAGGTTTTATTTCTTGTTTTTTCTCAAAATTTGGCATATCACTTAAAACTGATTTAGTTGGTGATTTCTCATAATCACGTTGAATAATATCAAATGTTTTTTCATCGTAGCGATTATTTGTGTCAAAATATATTTTTTTGCTATCTACATTAGCATATCTACAAATTAATTTAAGAGCAGTATCTTGATTGTATCTATTTTTAGAAACATTGGCAATATTCTCAGCAATAGTATGTAAATCATTAATGTCATAAGTTTGAGAACAATTGTTTTTAAGATAGTCAGTAAGTGAAAAACTCATTCTGGAATAATTATAATAGTAAGTTGTTAATATTATAATCTTAAATTATCAATTTTTTTAGTTCTTTATTTGGTATAAATATAGAATATTCTTGTGTGTTAGAACTATCAGTGTGTGTTATTGGTTTTTTGTCAGTTGAACTATAATATGATGAATAAAAAGAACTAGAAGATGATTGGTTAATAACTAAATTTTTTAGATTGTATTTAGTTATGAGATATTGTCGTGCTTTGTCTAATGCGGATTTTTTGGAAAATCTTATTTTAATCCCACCATTTATATATTCTATATTAGGTCTAGAATTAAGTTTCTTTTGTTGGGATACACTCATTTTATATTATTATACTAGAAATTTTTGGTTTTTATATATTAAGACATAATACAAAAAATGAAAGAATACACTATTTGTTATTCTTAATCATAATTAACAATTCTAAACCAAGCAATACTCTGTGATGACTCAGAAGGAAGAACCGCCGGTTATCTTTATTGATTGGGATGACACCATATTTCCAACAAACTATATTCAAATCACACTCACGAATAAGGGACCTGCAGGTTCAGCAGAAGAGGCGCAGACCTTCGCTCTGCTTCGTGTCAATCTGGCGCAACACGCGGCTTCGGTCATCAACTTTTTAAAAGCAGCCAAGAGCTATGGAGACGTTTGCGTCGTCACCAATGGAGAGAACGGTTGGGTGGAGCAGTCCTGCAGTCGCTACATGCCCAGCGTAGTGCCCTACTTGAAAACAGTTCCTATTTTCTCAGCACGCCACTTTTTTGAGAAAAAGGATCCACATAATCCCATGATCTGGAAGTTACACGCCTTCACGCATTTGCTGTCGGTAGCGAACCCAGTCCCGAAACAAGTGATTTCCTTCGGTGACTCGAACTGTGAGCGCGAGGCGATTAAGCGGGCGTGCGTACCACTTAGATGCCGTGTGAAGACAATTAAGCTACTCGAGCAGCCACCAATTAATCGCCTTTCGCGTGAACTTGACACTCTAGCGGGAATAATGTCCGATATTGTTAGCCACCCGGATAGTCTGGATCATGAAGTTAAAGTTTGTTCCGCTGAGGTGGTTGCGTACTATCCGGACATTTTGCGCGCAGGAATTGGGGGCGATAATGTGATGGAGGATGATAGTTCCCCCGTTTCTGCTTCTGCTTCTGCTTCTGCTTCTGCTGAAAAGCGGTGAGCCATTTTTTATTTTATTATTTTTATTTATTATTTTATTATTTTAGTTTATGATAAAATCATAAGATTATAATATTTCAACAGAAATATGTTAATGACTGAAAATTTATTAAACGAATACATAAACAATCATCAACCAATTTTGCGTAATAGACAGTTGTTTCATTATTATTTCTATATACAAACAAATAATAAATTGTGCTAAAATTATTTTAAAAATTTCATAAAAAGTATCAAAATATTATTCATAAAAATAAATGATAGTGAAAGAGAAATATGTAAGAATAGATTAAGTATTGAAAGAATATTTAATTGTATAATAAAAAAAATAATGTATATAGATGAATAAAATATAATAAGTTTTGGCATCATTTATTATGCTTACAATAATTTAATAATGGTATTGTCTCATTGGGCGTATTGATACTTTTCATTATTACTAAAAATATTAATATAAAATTTTTGTGAGTATTTTTAAATAAAATTATTTTTAATCTTATTATTTGGTGATTGATGAATTA